CTCCACCAGCTCATACCGCCTCGCCAGCGTAAGCAGAGCATCAAAGGCATCTACCGTAGCACCGCAATCCTGACAACTTACGATCCGGTTTACCGTATCAATCTCGTAATGAGGTGGATCGCATTTGCAAAGCTTTTCTCTTCCTCGCTCGATTCTTACCAAATCGAAGGAAATAATCTCATTATCCATAGCATTCCTCCACTAAATCCTAAGAGCATTACCGCAAAATCTACAGTACTTTGCCAATATCACACACTTGGAACCGCCTGTATAATGGCTTTCCACATATTTGTGTACTACTGCTCCGCAATATTTACACGTTATTCTTGCCATAACAGCGTAGCTGTCATTTATTTCTTTCTGTTCATCGTGTGACCACATTTCTCGCTTAACTCCTTTGCTAAATCCTAAGTTAGCTTATTAACCTCTGTCCGCATTTCGGACAGTATTCATCGCTCACTTCTGCGTCATTGCATCCGTTTTCTTCCAAGCAGTTTGGACAGATGTATTCGTCCACATGGATCTCGCAGACTTTCATGGGAATCTGCTTCTTAAGCGCCTTTATTCCCATTTGTGCGGCAGCATAAGTTGCATCCTCTACAGGAAAGCTATTCAATTCTTCTATTGCGTCGCTAATTGGAGTAATATCCATAAGTCCAGCAACCTGATCCGTCACTTGTCCTGTGTACAACGCATATTCGTTCATAATTATTTGGATTATGCAATTACCACAGTCACCTGTACATGACTCTGATCCCTCACACGGCATCTCTACAACATACAGAACACTTTTCCCTCCGCTTGTAGTCGGATTCGTCATGGCGCAGCATTCTTCCGGCACCCATACTCCTTCATCAAATTCAATCATTTTGATCATTTTGGCATCTCCTTTCCCTGCCATTGCCGTCCCAGTCCTTATACTCCTGCATTGTTGTCTCCTTCCTGGACGACTGCTGCCTCTTGGTATCAGCGGCCGCCCCGTGGCTTCGTTTACAGTGTCTATTGTGATTCACTTTATCCAAAAGGCTTATTGATTTTTCTGGGCTGCCAGTGCTTTCTGTACGGCAGCATAGTAATTATTCACTCCTGCAATCAGGATCTCTGTCTCGGTCTTTGCCATTTTTTCGGCGCAGTATTCCAGTCGCCGCTTTTCCTCCGGCGTCATCCGGATGATCTTGCTTATTGTTCTGCTTTTCATCTCTGCGCTCCTTTCGTGTATATACAAATTTGTATATACATCATCCCCACTTGTTATAGGTCAGGGCATCCTCGCTCCAGTCCGGATAATGGTCCTGCAAATACGCTCGGAAGAGTTGCAGCATCTCCTCCCGTCTGCCCTTGTTTCCGTTATCCAGCATCTCATGGTGACTCTGGCAGCCCAATGCACCATTCTGCGGGATCCCGAGACCACCCCGGGAGCGCGGTATGTAGTGCATGATGCTCTGCAGCTGCTGTCCGTACCAGGTGACATCCTCCATATGATATTCCATATGGCAAAAAATGCACTGGTATAGGTCACGCTCCTTAATGATCTTGCGGGATGCCTCATTAAACTCCCGTGCTCTCGCCTGCTTCGACCGCTTCGGCATTGCTATCCGCCTCCTTTATGAGTTCTTCCAGCTTGTCCAAGTATTCGGAGATATCTTTCACCTGCACTCGCGCCGCGCTGATCAGATCCATCTCTGCGTAACGTACCAGATTATCCACTGCTCCACGGATGGACTGGAGATAAGCAGTCCTTTGGTCTGCATCCGGGCAATATTGCGGAAAGTCATTTTCAAGGTCTGTCTGTCCCGGTACCTGCTCTTCCGATTCCATGGTGTCGGTATTCTGATTATCCGCGTCAGTTTCCCGGTAAGACGAGTCATTTGCCTGTGTTTCCGGCTCATTCTGTGCCGGATCCGGTGCGGCTCCCGGGATGGTCATCTGCTCCGGCTTCCTTTCCGGTTCCTTGGGCTTTTTCTTTTCGGTGTTTGCCTTGGTCACACGGGATTCCTTACGCTTTTCCGGTTTTTTCTCTTTCTTGGGCTCATCCTGTTGCGCCGGTGCAACTTCCGGTTCTTCCGGTGTTAAGTCTTCGCCATATAGCATTTTGTACTGCTCCTCAGGACTGCTGCCTCCATCTATGAGCGACCGCACTGCAAGGCAGATCTGATCTTCTGTGTATTTATTTCGTTCCAGCGTCTTCAGGTTGACTACCGCAGCACCTTCGGAATTTACAATGATCTGCGTCCTACGCTCTCCCGGGATCCGGACGGTATACACTGCGTCTCCCTGCGGAATCAGTACATCCATGATCTCTGCATTATTTCTGTTTCCACTTGCTGTTTCCATAAAGCATACCATCCACAGCTTCCTGAAGAGCTCTTCCTGTTCCTTACCCAGCTGCCATAGATTTCTTTCCAGTGGTGATCCCTCCGGTGGAAGCATGGGCTTGTCCGTTACGGCTGCTGCCTCTGCCTTCTCAATCTCCACCTCAATGTCAGATACCTGATTTTCAGCCTTTACTTCTGCCTGGATTTCCTTAAGTTCTTCTTTGGTCAAGTTTTTAGGCAAAACCTCATTGATTTCATCCGGGATGGTCAGCATGACGGCCAGCTTGGAACTTCCAATACCTCTGTACTGCTGTTTCAGCTGCTTTGAATTACCGCCTTCAGAAAATCGCCTGTTAATATTGATAAACCGGTTTGCCTGGGATGGATCCACGCCATACTCTGCATAGGCAAATTCCTCCATGTTTTTATATCCGCTGGATCTTAAAATGTCCGTTTCTGCCGCCTCTCTCAGCAGGTAGCCGATCAACACAAATTTTTCTGCTGCCTGGGTAAATGCTCCGTCCAGCTCCTGCTTATATTTCCTGTATCTTTCTTCATAACTCATGATTTCTTCCATCAGATTACCTCCATAAAGTCACTCTCCAGAGCATCCGCAAGCAGTGCCCCCTGCAGGCTCCCGTGCAATATTATCTTTTTCTCTTCCCGCAGTTTCTTATAACCTTCCCTGCGGGCCTTGTCGCTCTTCGCTGCCAGCTTCTTATCCTCTTCGGATAGGTTTTTTTTCACCCACTGCTGCCACTCCTGCAGAAACGGCATTGCATCATCCAGATCCTTATATGCCTCATTCAGTACAGACTTTTTCTGTCGGATGTTTCCTCCCGGCTCAATCTCCACCGTGTACCAGGGAGTATCCGGTTCTGCGCTGTGCCGGAGGAAGAGCAGATAGGTTTCTCTGATGTTGATCCTCTGGAAGTAAATATCACAGGTGTGGATGCAGTGTTTTAACACGATTCCCTCCCGGTAGATATCATCGATACTTCTGGGTGCCACGATGCAGTAAGTGCCGTTATCATACTCGTATTTCTTCAATTCTCCAGATTCCATGAGCTCCTGTGCCCGCGGGAAATCTCTTTTCTTTTTTGCAATTTCCTCTGAGGAATCCAGCATGGATATCTTGTCCACTAACTCGTTATGTGCAATGGCAAGGTCTTTCGGTTTCAGCAGGAGTTCCCTGCTACAGTCCATCTTCAGTTTGGCCATCATGTTCACGTAGTCGTTCCAGTCTCTCCATACTGCCGTTTTTAATTCGCGGCCTCTTAACGATCTCAGCCCTGCCTGTTTGTTCAGGTAGTTACATATTTTTTCAATGGTCAGATATTTTCTGATTGTGGATCCTCCCAGTTCTTTCGGGCTGATGTCTGCTTCGGAAAGAGTCTTTATATCGCAGTCACGCAGTATCGTATTCATCTCCTTTTCTTTCTGCATCCAGATAAGCATTTCCATGTTGCCATCCATGTTTTTCAAGCGCTTCATCCGGGCGTTATCTATTTTAAGTATCTTTGCAAGTCCGCCGGACGCTTTATTGTCCAGTATTTCATCCAGCTGTAACCAACTGTCGTTTGCCATATCCTTTGCCAGCCTGTACAGGCCCGCCTTGTAAGCCATCTCAATGGCAGGATAACGGTGCTCCTGTCTCAGGAAATACCTTAAGCCTGCCTCCGTATAACCATGCTTCACAGCAATCGGATATGCTGTATGATATTTCTTAAATATCTGGCTAAAGTTTTTCCGATACATGATTTCGCGGTATTTTCCAATCCATGCATCCCGGTCCAGTGCCCAGCGCATTCCCCTCCTGCGGTAATCCGTGTAGATGTATGTCCCCCACCCCTTTTCTGTAACAATGGTCCTACGATACTCACGGATACCATAATCAGATCTGTTGACAGCCCAGTCATCCTTGTAGTCATATCTGTACACCGCAAAATCTCTCTGTACCAGCCCCTCTCTGTATCTCTGGATGCAGGACACCTCATATTCCCCTGTACAAAGACATTGCGTCTTCTTTGCCCGGGATATGTACATGACCTTTTTTCTGCATACTGGGCATCTTCCTTCTGCGTTATGCTTCGGTTTTCCCGGCAGTTTTACCTTGCCAATACAGGACGTGCAGTATCCTTCTGTTGAGCGTGCCGATCTATAAAAGATATAATTTTTCCCATCAAAGCCGTTGCGGTGCCACCAGTCTTTGAATCCCTTCGGAGGGTCTTTTATCGGCTCCATATCCTTATCCCACTGATCCGTCAATTTCTTTATTTTCTTATCCTCATTACGTTTTTTACAGCCTTCCTGCCACTTGCAAATGCCTAAAAATCCTTTTTCTTTTGTTCCCAGAAGCTTCTGTATCTGACTGCTGCCTTCCGGATTCATATATACATATTCATCCCATTTTTTATTGTACCAATTGCTTCCTTCCAGATTGTACCCATAGGCCTTTCGCCATTTGTAGGCTCCGTCCGTCTGCCTCTCCCTTGTGATATACTCATCACCCTCGTAGTTGATGAAGATATCCCACTTCGGTGTATACACTTTTTTGCTGATATCTTCCCGGGTGCAGATAGATACTTTCAGATATCCTTCTAACTGTTGACATCTGCCCGCGAGATGGTACTTTTCCTCGTTGATCTTTCCGCTGTAATTTCTCTTCGTCCCCGGCTCCTGCAATGCCCGGATCATGGCCGGAGTGGCATTCAGTGTCCTCAGCTTCTCCAGTTCACTTTTTCTCATTTACCCGCCTCCCTTTTGCGTCATAATACACATCCGGCAGGATCTTTATCCCGTCTACCTTAAAAGCACCGATTTCCACGATGTCCCCGTCGCCGTCGTCCCTGACAATGTAAAGGTTATCCCCTGCTTTCCCACGGGCTCTCGGATTTTTTCCCCGGACGATAACATTTCCATTTCTGTATGCCTCCCCGCTCTCCTCCATTACGGTTGCTGCCAGTTCTGATTTCGGATGTTTTGACATCCACAACACTCCCAGACGATACAGGTCATCTATCGTAAGTTCCTTTACCAACATGATTTCCGGCGCTGCAATCCTGCTGCCGATCCCGTCCTCGTCTATATTTCCCCGCAGTTCCACGGCAAAATATCTGTCATCCTCACCGGAATACCATCTCAATACTTCCAACGGATTGTCCGTCGCATGGAAGCCGGTATCAGCACATCTCGCCTCCTGCTCGCTGTACCATTTCCCAGGTTCGTAATAAAATACGCCTTTTCCCATCGTACAGTTCAGGTCTTTATGGAATCCTTTATATGCACGCATTTCACACCTGCTTTCCCAGATAGTAGTCCAGTATGATCCTTTTCAGATCATCCCGGCCGCACATTCCGATGTAGGCGGCACTCTCCGGGAGTCCTGCTGCCTTTATGATCCGCATATCTACCGTGATCCGGTTCTCGCTTGACAGCTTCAGCCCGGCGGCCAGCACGTCCAGCAGCTTCTTGTCCGGGTTAAATACAGCATTGGCCAGTGTGTCCCTGTCTTCACCAGCATGGTCCGCCGGATAGTCTGTCAGCATCTGCACGATAAAGTCCTTCCAATCCTTCATCTGGCTTTCGAGGTGCAGGTCCTGCTCTTCCATGTTTAGCCTGCCGATTGCCGCCATCGTGGCATTGCAGAGGCAGTCTTCCGGATCGTCGCTGTCCATGTAGTCCTCGGCATCCTCTTTCTCCAGTCCGTTTTCCTCTGCCAGTTTTACCAGTTCTGACAAATCTCCTGCGCTCTTCAGTTCTGCTGCCTTATCATTCAACTCTTTTACTGTCTTAAATTTCTCCATCTGATCTCCTTCTCCGGTTGCACCGGTGCAATATTGTCAAATTGTTATACTTTCCATGTTTTGTTGACCTCAACAAAATCGTCTCTAACATGAGTACTCTACTCATGCGGTCAGCTTTTCGGCACTTCTGCAAAAATGTCTTTTAATGCTCGTTTCAGAGGCAGATTAAACCTCATCCACTCGGCATATTCGTGCTTTTCGCTCTCTACCAGCAGGATGTGACCACCATCCTCGATCTGCTGTAAAACCATTTCCCACAGGATGGCATTCTTGACGTCGTTTCCCCTGGCACTCTTCCAGCCGTTCCGCCGCCACTTCTCCGGCCAGCCTTGGCTGATGGCTGCTGCCACGTTACTGCATTCCGTGTGGATTACCACCGTGCAGGCATAGTTGAGACGCTGCAGTGCATCCCGGATGGCATAGAGGACGGATGCGCTCTCCGTAGTGTCATCATACTCGGCAATCTGCGGGGCGGCCTCATAATCGCTACCGTTCTTTCTCTTCGTGCGCATAATGTACATTACCCGCCCGGATCCCTTTGCAGATCCCCGGAGAGTCGTGCCTATAAAGATATCCACTACTTTCAATTCATTTTCCAAAATCAACACCTCCTTACCCTGTTCGGCGGTTTCTTCCGCTCTGTTGTTTTCAGCCGGATCAACGTATAGCTCCTATAGAGGAATCCCGTAACCGGATTAATGCCCTCATGCATCCGGGCTATGTAATATCCCTTGGGTGGCTTGATCTCCGGCTTCCATCGAACCAGCTTGTCCTCTTTGGGCTCCGGGAGGGGCATATTGCGGCTGGTATTGTATGATGACTCCGCAATCCTTGGTTTACCCGGTGTGCCGTCTGCCTTGGTCTCCGCTGTGTGCTTATCCTTGGTCAGGTAATTCGCCAGCTGCTCCATGTCGTCTCCGGTAAACTTGCTGTTTCGGATCTTCGCCACGTAGGTGCCGCCCTTTGTCCACGCCTTGGTCACGATAGCAGCTGCATCACCCTCCGGTGTCTGCTTGATCACAAGATGGATATG